TGAACGACTTCTGTACCAGAACACTCTCCGACTACGACGCGCACTCTCATACGGAAAATGTGCGTGCAGAAAAGGAAAAATCTTTTGCCCAGGTCTATGAGTTGTGGTACGAATGGAAATACGGCCAAAATGCAAAAAAGAAACTCTCGAAACAGTCCCAGGACAGCACCAGAGCCGCATTTAAGAACTGTTCTGCCCTTCATGATAAAATATTCCGGGATCTGCGCCATAAAGACCTACAGGACTGCATCGACGCGTGTCCATTGAAAAGTGCAAGTATCGAAAACATGATATCTTTGATAAAGCAAATGTACAAATACGCAGCTTTGTATGAACTTGCCGACCAAAATTATTCTACTGCACTTTCCTTCCCTGAAAATGACGATGAACACGGAACCCCATTTTACGATGACGATCTAAAAATACTGTGGAAACATAAGGATGACCCAACAGTGGAATTTATACTGATTATGTGCTATTCCGGATTTCGCATTTCAGCATACAAAAAAATGGAAGTCAATACTACAGATTGGTATTTTAAAGGCGGCGTCAAAACTGCTGCCGGAAAAGATCGTACCGTTCCCATCCACACCAGTATACGCCCGCTCGTACAGAAACGTTTAAAACGTGACGGTTCCATATTCAGTATCTCAATAAGGAAATTCCGTGAGAACATGTATAACAGCCTTGACCTTTTAAAAATCCAAAAGCACACCCCACACGACTGCCGCCATACATTCAGTCGGCTATGTGAAAAATACAGTGTAACTGAAAACGATCGAAAGCGAATGATGGGCCACAGCTTCGGTGCGGATATTACAAACGGCGTTTATGGACATCGTACGCTTGAAGAACTTCGAGAAGAAATTGAGAAAATAAAAGTGTGACTATCTTGTGTCTAGTAATTCCGATTTTTAGTATTTTTTACATGCTTTTTTAAGTGGTCAAAAATGCCGGAAACCAGCATAAATACGGCACTTCTCCGCATATATGCTGGGTTTATGTACGGCACTTAAACTTAAATAAATCTTAAAAGCATTTCTTCAGAAGCTCCCAAATACCGCACTTTTTTAATGGTTTTGTGACTAGTATGTGTCCAGCGCGACAAATCTTTACAAATTTAGAGGCACTTTTTTTATTTTATGATCGCCTGGAAACCAGCTGCTTCAAGCTGCTGCATCAGCTTCTCGGCGTTTGCTCGAACATCAAATGCACCACACTGTACCTTGTACTGGCCCTCCTCCTGCTTGACGATTGCGGCAAAGCCTGCCGATTTGAGCTTTGCTGCAAGATCGTCCGCGTTGGCCTTGACGGTAAAACTGCCAGCCTGAACCTTGATCTGCTTGTTGAGCGGCTCCGGCGCTGCGATCTTCTGGCCGAAATACAGGTGGCCCCAGCGGTTGTCCCGTGCATCCTTACCGAGGTATTCATATTTTGCCAGCAAAGCAGCACACTTTTGCTTGTCCATATTTCCGGCTCCGTTAGAGTATTTTGTGAAGCTCCGGAACTGCAAAATCTGCGCATCCGGGAACCGGCGCACGCCCTGGCAGAATACATCATACACGGCCTGCCTTGCCTCGTCTGTTGTTTCTTTTCTGCCGTATGCTGCAAAGTTACGCTGCATCACCTCTGTGACCGTTTTGCCATACTGGCCGGATTCAAGCATGTCGTGGATGCACTGTGCTACACCGATCAGGGCATTGTAAGACCGGATTACACCGGCCTCGCCGTATACAACCTTGCTGATCGCTTCGACGTTGCTGTCGCTTATGGCAATTCCGCGGATGTTCTCGCCGGCTGCCCCGATCAGGCGCTTGAACCGGTCCCAGTCTCCACGCGTCCGGATCTGTGACGGGCAGTTTTTGCCGCATACGTCATAATGTGATACCACGTGATCCGCATCAATTCCAAGTTCCTGCATGAGCTGCTTCGTAAGTGTCGCGGCATTCTGTAAGGCTTTTTCGTAATTATAACCGGCATTTACGCACATTTCAATGCCGATACTGTTCCGGTTATTCACGGTCCCGAAGAGTCCCCCACCGTAATTCACGCCCACATGCCACGCGCCACGGCTGTGAGGCATTGCCTGGTACACGCCGCTGTCATCTACGTAATAATGCGCGGACATGCCGGAAAGATTGCCGTCATGCTGCGCCCGGGCGTGGGCTTTTGCATCTGCGCCTTCGTCGAAATTATCGGTATTATGGATCACGATATATTCCGGGTTATTTTCCGGATAGCTGTTTTGGTTTGATATATAATTTTTATTGATCTGCATATTGTTCCTTCCTGCGTTTTTGCGCAATAAAAGAGAGCGGTTGCCCGCCCTCTACTCTGAAAACACCCAATCCTCTGCGAGCATATCAGCCTGAGAAGCAAGCCACCCCATCTGCACGCCTGATGTTCCCACAAATGCAATAGCCTTGTTTCCGATGGCTTCATGATCACAATTGACAATCGTTCCATCTGGCGACGCATAAGAGATATTGCTGGCCAGTTCAATGTATTGATTTTTTCCATTCCATCCTTTACGAGCCACTTTCATGCCCCGTTTCAAATATTTGATTGCCTCGCCGAATGTAAATGTTGCCATTCCGCCCAGCACTGGCGTATTGGTTTCGTCCGCAACCACCCATTCATCAGAAAGAATATTTCTCAGCGTATACTCAACACGCTGCGTCTCTCTGATATCCAGTACTGGTCCCTGCCCTGCGTCAGCATCTTTTGTTCTGCAATGCATCATAATCGTTTCTTTTTCCGCATCCCAGCACCAATACCCGCCCCAAGAGGGCAGTTTTACCTTTTCCCCTTGTTTCATTGCTTCAAATGCCTGATTAAAATTCATATGCTTTTCCTCCATTCAATTTTATTTTTCTTCCAGTTCCGGCAGACCGGCCACTGATGTCAGCAAAGACAGAATGCCTGCCAGCACTGCCGTTGATACAACTACTTTTGCATCCACCTGGCCAAGTACGGTCGCAGACCCGATCGCTGCCACAGCGGCCTGTGCCACTGTCTTTATTGCCCTGATGCCTGCTGCCTGTCCCCATTTCTTCCAGTTTCTCATGATTAATGTCCCTCTCTTTCTACAATTTCGTCCAGACGATGATGCGCAGATTTCGACGACGCCTCAACAAGCGCCATACGTTCAACCAAATTGTTATGCTTTTTCACTTTTTCTTCCAATTGTTCAAGCCGATATGTAGTCAGCTTATTCGCCGTCATGATCCCGGCTAAACTACCTACCAATGTACCTATCAGTGAGCAAATAGCTACTATAATTTCTGTCTGCATAATTTATCCTTTCCCCATTAAAAAAAATTGCAAAATAAAAGACCGCTCATACGGTCGGCGATCTGATCTCCATATTCTCTCCTACTCTATTTCTTTCCACAGTGTTTCCGTCCCGGCCGTACCTGGCTCCCATACGTTTCCATCAATCAAAGACTCCCACTGTTTACCGCTGTGCATAACACGGTCACCCTTGCTGTATGGGTTCGTACTGTCCGGCTGTATCCATACCGGTACTACATCCGGCTCCGCAATCAATACACGCGCCCACAATGACGGCGCTGCATCTGGTGTCCAGTCAGCCTGTCCGTTATGGTCCTGCAAGCATTTATACAGCGCTCCATTATATCTGTACCGTTCTCCGGCATTATAACTACGTGATGGGAGCCACGTCGGATACAGCTCCTGTACGGTAAGCGCCTGATCGTCTGTCAGATACGTAATGGCAGTCTTTATTGACTCCTGAGCCCTCTCTTGCTCCGTCTGCTCACGTAATCCAAAGATCACCTGCAACGTACCGTCCGCTTGTCTTGTGACGGCAAAATGCGGCTCACACAGCGTCATATCGTCATATACGCCGGTTATGATATCGCCTGACAAAAACTGTACATGCGACAGGTTGTCCGGCGTTAAGCACGCAGCGAACGCCGCAAGAGATAGGTAGTCTTGTACCACTGTTTCTATGATTCCGAGACTCGCTCCCGGTTCTATTGTTATTTCTGTTCCATCTTTTAAAATTAGTTTTTCCATAAGTTTGATTTCCTTTCTTTTATTAAAATTTTTCTGATTGTTATTTAACAAAACACGAATATGATTGTCACAGGTGCCTTCTCCGGATCATGGCTTCCGGGTTTTATGATCAATGGAATGGGATTTACTGTAATAATTCCGAAGCATTATAAAGCACACACATTAACCATATCGTCTGCAAAAATATTTACGCCTGGTTCCAAAACATGGACATCTACTACAGTATCTTCCATTTCAGATTTAGCCAAT